GGGGTACAGGACTTTGGGGTGGTGGCCAACAAGTATTTAGTACGTTGAATGGAGCTTTATTAGATGATACTGCAGGAACTGGTGGGTCAGGTACTTCAATTACACTTGCATCTACAACAGGATTCCCATCAACAGGGACAATAAAAGTTGGAGCAGAATTTATTTCATACACAGGTATTTCATCTAATGATCTTACTGGAATTACAAGAGCTGCGGCGGGCACAAGATCTGCCCATTCAAGCGGAGCTGGAGTTGAAGTTTTTACGGGGTGGGGTATAGAATCACTTTCTCAAACATTAACAACAGATCCAGCATCATGGTCATTAGATAATTTCGGAGAGCAATTAATTGCAACAATAAAAAATGGTAAATCTTTTTCGTGGAATCCTATTAATTCAAACTCTAACGCTTTGAATACTAGAGCAACTTTAATAAGTAATGCGCCAACAGCATCAGTTATGTCATTAGTATCTGACAGAGATAGACACTTAATTATGCTTGGAACAGAAACTACAATTGGAGACCAAGCAACTCAAGACAAAATGTTTATACGATTTTCAGATCAAGAGGATATTACGGATTACACTCCAACATCAGTTAACACTGCGGGAACTTTTAGATTAGACTCTGGGACAAAAATTGTGGGAGCAATAAAAGGAAAGGATTATACTTTTATTTTAACGGACAATGCAGCTTATGTTATGCAGTTTGTTGGACCACCATTTACTTTTTCTGTTAGGCAAGTAGGGTCTAATTGTGGTTGTATTGGACAACATGCGATGAAATACGTTAATGGTATTGTTTATTGGATGGGAGAATCTGGTGGTTTTTTTGTCTATGATGGCACCGTAAAATCTTTACCATGTGCTGTGGAAGATTTTGTTTTCACAACAAAAAATGGAAATAATTTAGGAGTAAATTTTTCTGCTGGTGAATCTGTTTATGTAGGATTAAATCATTTGTATGAAGAAATATGTTGGTATTATCCACAAGCAACATCTGATTTTAATGATAGATATGTTTGTTATAATTATCAAGACGGAACTTGGGTAACTGGTTCTTTATCTAGAACAACTTGGGTAGATGCTAATTTATTTAGCAACCCATATGCTACAGAATTTACTTCTACAGGGGTTGGTACTTTTCCGACTGTTCAAGGTGTCACAAATATTAATGGATCAACTAAATATTTTGAACATGAAAAAGGAGTTAATGAAGTAAGTTCAAGTGGTGCTAAGACAGCTATTCCAGCTTTTATAGAATCTGGAGATTTTAGTTTAAATCCTGACAATACTAGTGCTGAGTTTTTCATGAGTATGAGAAGATTTGTTCCTGATTTTAAAACTATACAAGGTGATGCTCAAGTAACAATTTTATTAAGAAATTTTCCAACGGACACAGAAAGTTCCTCTCCACTAGGACCATTTACAGTAACATCATCTACACAAAAAGTTGACACGAGAGCTAGGGCTAGATTTGCTAGTTTAAAAATTGCTAATGTTTCTACTGATCAAAATTGGAGATTTGGAACTTTTAGAGCAGATGTACAACTAGATGGTAAAAGATAATGGCCAGAGTTGATATTGTAATACCTGAACCTACACCTATTTATACTGAGGAAAACCAAAGACAAGTAGCACAGTCTTTACGAACGATGCAAGATAAGTTAAATACTTCTTATCAACAAGAATTAAAAAATGAACAAGATGCTTTTAATTATTTTTTATCATGACAATTAGATAT